ACGTAAGTGTTTACAGTCGATAGTAGACTCCAGTTTGCCTAGAACTAGATTAACCCTTGATCAGAGGACTATCTTCCAACGTTTTGGGCACAGGTGAAATACCTGCCAACAAGACCCACTAGAAAAGGGTTTCTCTTCCTTTTCCCGATCGGCTCGGTTTAACGACATGAGCTGGTCGTGGTGAGGTTGCTATTCTCCTTCCCAGAAGTCCGATCTCTGTTCCATCGAGACCTCTAGTTCCTTAACTTCGGCCCAAAGGGGCCAGAGCATCTGTTTCCGAATTTTCGGAAGTGCGAGACGATCCTTCCTCTCAAACCGTTGTGTTTCGACATCAACAGCAAGTTGGAAGGGGTCTACCTTCTTCTCCGACGGAGAAGAAACGATGACCTGGCCGCTATTAAGCGGAAGAACAAGGGGGACAATTCTCTGCTTCTCCTTAAGAAGAACGGCAAGCCGCTCTTGATAAGGGGTCGTGTAGACTTCAAACCCAGGAACCAAAGAGACTCCTAGACCGCCTAGCACCCGCGGGACGAACAAATTCAGAGATCCAGCTTCTCTCTTAATCTCTTCCTCGTGATTGGAGAGGTATAGTCTTAGGATGTCCGCCTGTTTACCAGGTAGACTACCTTTGACGACCTCATCGATCACCGAGACTAAAGGAGAAGCTTTGACTTCATCATCATCCGACCCGACCTTCCCCAGGACCTTATGTCTACCTACCATGAGACCAACGTTAAGGAATTTGATTTCCTTTGGCGTGGAGTCTGGCACCCGCAGATTCATCGTAATAGACGTACTATTAACATTCGCATAAGAAGAATGATAATAGGCCTTTCCGACGCTCATCGCGAGTCCGATCCTCGAACCGAGTTGAATATGAGTATCCCACTCAGCTCTAGAACCAATGTAGAGCATGTCGTCCCCATTGACCAAAACCGAACCAAGCAAGTTCCGATAAGGAGCCCATTCATGGGTCCTCCTACGGACGGTAAGGTAGAGGCCGAGGTTGGCAAGACAGAGAACAGGGAAAGAAAGGACAGATCCCATCAGTTGCCCGTTCCGTTGAAGAACATCAGGAAGCTTAACCCCCGCGACTTTAGGATACGATACAACGTGTGGAGCGAGAACGCTCAACATCATGTTGTAAAGACCTGGATTCTCAAAGTAGAGATTTCCAAGTAATTCCTTCATAATCGAGGAGGACAGACTTGCACTGAGTCCGTCTGTGGCTGCGGAGTAGTCGATTGACAACCACTCCCCCTCCGAAGAGTCGGAGAACACATCAGTATTCTTCCTAATCCCCAGAAGATCGCCCGGATCTAACGGAGCACCAATAAGACGAAAGCAGTCCATCTTTCGCATAGCACCATGGAGAACGAGTTGAACTCGCTTGGCAAGGTAGTAAGGAAGGGATTCCCCTTTACTTATTGTCCGAACCTTCATTGGTTCGAGGACGGCCTCTACTTGCGCTTTAAGATTGATCGTTGATCGCTCAAAACGCTTAACCTCGCTCTGGAGGACCTCTTCAAGGTCCTCTAGTTCTCCAAACCTCGCCGAAAGCGAAGCAATTGGGTTTGCTTCCAGGCCCCGTCTAGTTCTGACGTGGCCTCTGCTTTCGACAGCACCAAAGAATCGCTCTTGTTCGCGAAGACCGGAAACTCCGGAAATGGTTCTCAAGTGTCCTGCTTGTCCCCCAGTTTTTCGACTGGATTCAAAGCTGGCCGATTCACTACCTTTGTGAATCTCCTGTTGGGGATTTCGAAAGAAATCCGTCAACTCTTGTTTGAGTATTTTCCTAAGTTTTCCAAGAACGGGAGCCAGGTTCTCCAAGACCTCGTTTTGGAGCTCCTCGTCCTCTTCGCACCCTTCCCGCAAGGGATCGGGCATTTCCATCTGGGCTCGATGTTTCTGGAAGTTCGAAAGAACGATCTCCGGAGACACCGGTTCGGCAGCCCTCTTCGCTTGAAGGAAAGAATACCACAAATGTGTGTTCTTTGACCTAAAAGCGTTGAGACGCTGTCTGGCCCACCTTCGAAACCTTCCCTGGTATTCGAAGTCAGCATCCGCCTTTGGAGGATCCTCATTCTTGAGGTACCTCGACATTGGCAGAGCTAAGATGTACTTAGCCCTTTTCAAGAACAACTCTTCTTGGTCAACCGTTAAGAATTCGGTTAGTTGTCGACGACAACTTTTCACGACTTCGTACGGTGCCGAATGGTGTCGCAGGATAAGCGACAAACCATGGAGAAGAGCCTTGACTCTTGCAACTTTAGCGTCCGTGGTCACTACAGACGGAAAGGTTAAGTTCCTTTCATGTCCTGCCGGTGATTGCTCACAAGCTGATTTTAAGTTCATTATGATAGCGTTGTTACTT